CTTCAGTTCCGACACCGGGTCTTGATCGACCCCGCCTACGTCAACGGCATCATCCAGTGCCGGATCGGTCGCAGCCATGTGCAGGCGAAATAGCCCCGGCGGATAAATACTTGGCGCGAGAACTGAACCCGACCGTCCGCGCCGGTCCCAAGGAACTGATGCCCTTAGACGACACCATGGCCGCAGACATGCGCGCCGCACTCACTGACATCGAGAATCCCACTGGCACGGCTCGCGAAGCCTACGCTGCCAACCCCAGCGATACCGTCCTGGCCAACCACGATCTCGCTGGTGACACCCGCCCGTTCCGCGTTGAGATCAGCAAGCTCACCCGCCTCACCGGGCATCCGGAAGGCCTGAACTGCATAGGAGTGGACGTCGGCCACATCCGCCCCGCGATGGAGATGCTCACGTACACGCTCGACCAAGCCGCCCAGCGTGGCGAGATCGCTGAGATCGCGGGCTTTACCGACGATATCGAAGACGATCGCCGCGTCATCTGCGTCTGGTACTCGGCGCCCGCCGAAGGCGGTGATCAATGACCGCCCGCCTCTCCCCGCATGATCTCGCGGCGCTCGCCGCCAAGCCCCAACTGAACCGTCGCGAACGTCGTGCCGCCCATGCCTTCCTGGCCCGGCATCCCGCCATCGTCGCCGAAGCCAAGGCGCGGATCGGAGGTGACGAATGACCCACGCATCTCTCACCAAGTGCGTCGTTCTGCTCAGTTTCACCTCTGCCTTTTTGGGTTTCATTTTTCACGACGTCATTGGGTTCTGGCCGTCGTGGATGCCGTACGTCTGCGCGTCCTTTGCGGAGATTGGCCTTGGTCTCACGCTACATGCAGCATGGCGCGAGTGGCTCCGGATGGGCGGCCAATGATCCGCCGCATCCTCTCCCGCCTGCTGGCGATCTTCCGCCGGAAGCCTGAGCCCAAGCCTCGCCCGACCGATCCCGCGACCGTCCTCACCATCATCGCCGCGTGTGATCCATGAAGCGTCGCCCCATCGATCCCGCCGCCCGTGAACGCCAGCGTCTACGAGAGCTTGAGAACCAGGCACGTGCGCGCGCTGAAGCCGATGCCGTCACCCGTGGCATCGCCGAGACGGCCTGCCTGGAGGCCCAACGGGGCGTCGAGTTCATCGTCCCCGAACAGCGTCGGGGCGAGCGTCAGAAGCCGATCCGCCGCCATACTGGCATCACGCTACTGCACAGCCTGGGACGGATCAGCGACGACATGGCCCGCGTCGGAATCATCTACGGCCAGCTTTGGCGCGCTAATCGTGGCGACGTCTCGATCCCCAGCAATCTCAACCGTGGCTCCGGCGGTGGTGGCAACCATACTGTGACGATGCGCCTGCGGCTCGCCGAAGCCGAAGGTCGTGTCCAGGCCGGGCAAGCATTGGCGCGCATGCGTGCCCGCCTATACTGGCGCTCCGACCTCATCGCGGCTTTGGATCTCATCTGTGGCCGCGAACTCACGCCGCGCCTTGCGACCCGCAATGGTCGGGAAGCCGCTCGCCTGGAGGCGCTCGTCATCGAGGCGCTGACCATGCTGGCGCGGGACGGTCGGTCGGGATGCCTGGAGGCGGCATGATGGAATTCATCGTCGGCGGCCCCGGATCATCGCAGTTGTCGAGATGGTTCGAAGCGAGGGACCGCGCTGGACGCGCGCACAAACAGCTAAAAGAACTTTCGGTCTGGATCGGCGACGCCCCGGAAGAAGTATTGCGCCTGCGCCGTGAGGCAGAAGCCGAGATTTCCGCGACAGAAGCCACGATCGCCGCCATGCAACCGGTCATCGATCGGCTGAACCTCTTCTATCGCACTGGCGGGCTCGCGGGCATCCGTCGAGAACTTGAAGATTGGTCCGAAAATGTTCGTCACATGAAAATGAAGATCGGCCCGTACGGAAGTCCCCCTATGGCGAACGTGCGGTTCATGCACGAGTCTGACGCCACGCTCTTCCGCCTGACCTTCGGCGACCGGTGGGACATCACGGTCGCGGACGCCGGTGACGCCGAAACTGTCCTCCCAAGCTAAATAGAAATGATCGCCCGGTAGTGTAGCCGCACGCTGCTACCGGGCTTTCACACCCAACAATTCAACTCGATCACCGTGGAGCTTGCTCCGGTGGTCAGAGCCAGCCGGTTTTTTCAGTTTTCCGGCTGGCGGCGCCGTGGGGTGAGCTTCAAGGCTCACCCCCGGCCTTCCAGGAGACCAGTGACCAACTACCCTCAACTATCCCGGCAACAGAATTTGTTCGTCGGATATTACATCGAAACCGATAATGCCACTGAAGCCGCACGCCGCGCCGGGTACGCACACCTGCATGCCCACAAGCAAGCGCCGCGCCTTCTCAAGAAGCCGCAGATCGCTGAGGCGATCAAATTCGAGCGCGAGCGCCTTCGCGCCGTACACCGCGTAACCGCTGACCGAGTCATCGAAGAGATCGCCAAGATGGCGTTCGCGGAAGTAGACCCCAAGACCGGCATCAAAGGCTCGGACAAGGTTCAGGCGCTTTCACTGCTCGCGCGCCGGTTCGGCCTGTTGGTCGATAAGACCGAGATCACCGGCAAAGACGGCGCTCCGATCGCCACCATCACGGCAGACGCCACGCCGGAACAAGCTGCTGAGGCGTACAAAAACCTCCTTCAGTAGTGTCGGAGTATACCCCGCCGAGCGTCCCGGCTGTTCTCGCCGAGCGCGCGCAACGGCTTCAGAAATTCCGGGCTTCAGCGCCCGCTGAACAAGCCCAGGTCCTTGCCTTCTACCGGGACCACCCGGCGCAATTCATCACCGACTGGGGGATGACGTTCGATCCCCGGAACGTCGAGATCGGCCTCCCGGCGTCGATCCCCTTCCTGTTGTTCCCACGACAGATCGAATTCGTCGATTGGACCTATGAGCGGTGGCGCTGCCGCGAACCCGGCCTCGCCGACAAGTCCCGCGACATGGGCGTGTCGTGGCTGATCGCAGCCATCGCGGTCCACATGTGGATTTTCTATGGTGGCACGATCGTCGCCTTCGGGTCGCGCAAAGAAGAACTCGTCGATGGCGATCCGAAGTCGCTGCTCTGGAAGGTGCGATACCTCATCGCCCACCTTCCCCGTGACTTCCGCCCGGCTGGCTATGACGAGCGCAAGCACAGCCAGAAAATGCGGATCACCAACCCGGTCAACGGGTCGGTCATCAACGGCGAGTCCGGCGACAACATCGGACGCGGCGCCCGCGCATCGCTCTACTTCGTCGATGAAGCGGCGTTCCTAGAACAGCCGGACAAAATCGAGGCGGCGCTCAGTCAGGCGACGAACTGCCAGATCGACGTCAGCACTCCCAACGGCTCCGGCAACCCCTTCTATCGGAAGCGCCACAGCGGACGTGTCAGCGTCTTCACGCTCCATTGGCGCGATGACCCCCGCAAGGATGCGGCTTGGTACGCCAAACAGGTCGCGGAACTCGACCCGATCGTCGTCGCGGCGGAGATCGACATCAACTACGAGGCCTCGGTCTCCAATGCCTGGATCGACGGCGCGCTAGTCGAAGCCGCGTTCCACCGTGGCCCGGCGGACGTCGAAGCCATCGGCCTGAAGATACTGGGCGTGGACGCTGCGCATTTCGGTGATGACACCTCGGTTGTCACCTATCGCCGTGGCCGTCTCGTCACCCCACAGTGGGTGTTCAAGGGCCAACTCGACGGCGTTGAACTTGCTGCCCGCGTCATCGCCATCGCGGACGATCTCGGTGGCGTCGATCAGATCGTCATCGAACTCGATGGGCCGGGCGTCAGTTGTCACGACCAGCTTCGGCAGTCGGACAAATACAGGTCGCGCGTCAAAGGCGTCCACACCGGCGCCCGCCGTGGCTCTGACGGTAAGCACTACAACCTTCGCGCTCAGATGTGGGCGCGCCTGAAGGAATGGCTCCAAGAAGAGCCGAACGTCCTGCCCCGTTGTGGCGAACTCAAAGCCGAACTGACGGCCATGAAGTACGCCTACAAGGACGGTCTTCTCCTCATGGAGAAGAAATCCGAATTCAAGAAGCACGTCCACCGGTCGCCTGACCGCGCGGACAGCCTCGCCCTTACTTTTGCACACATGGATGCGGCCCCGCCGCGACCGGCTTTCACCCCGCACCAGAGACACGGTGCGGCGTCGTGGATGCTGTGACTGGAGACGATGACCGACGAGATCATCAAGGCCGCACAAGAGGCCTTTGAGGCCGCAGCCGAAGCTGAAGCCGACAACCGCCGCGAAGCCCAGGACGACATCCGCTTCGCGTTCCTTGACGGCCATCAATGGCCGGAAGCGATCCGCCGCGACCGTGAAGCCAACGGGTTGCCTTGTCATGAGGTGAACCGCCTACAGACCCCGATCAAGCAGGTGGTCAATGATGGACGGCTAAACAAGCCGAGCATTGTCGTGCACCCGGTGGACAGCGGGTCGGACCCCGAGACCGCTCAGATTTTCAACGGCCTGATCCGCCATATCGAGCAAAGCTCTAATGCCGAGGTCGCATACGATACCGCCCTCGAATTCGCAGTCACGGCTGGTCTAGGCTACCTGCGGGTCAACACCCGGTATTCGGGCAAGAAATCCTTCGACCAAGACCTTGTAATCGAGCGTGTCGCCGACCCGTTCTCGATCTACGGCGACCCCGAATCCACGGCCTGCGATTCCTCGGATTGGAACGTGGCCTTCGTCACAGATTCCCTGACCAAGGCGGCGTTCGAAACCAAGTACGGCGGCGCCGATCCAATCGATTGGAAGACGGGCGGTTGGCGCGAATGCAAGTCGCCCTGGCTGGATGGCGACCGGGTTATGGTGGCCGAGTATTGGACCCGCGAGGAAGCCACCGAGACGATCCTGATGTTGTCGGACGGCCAAGTTGTCGAAGCCGACATCTACTCCGCACAGAAGGAGATGTTCGACGCGCTGGGCCTGACTGTCGTCGGCGAGCGGGACGTCCCCAGCCACAAGGTCACACAGCGAATCTTGTCCGGTGCCGACGTGCTGGAGACCCGCGCCTGGGGCGGCTCCTACATCCCGATCATACCCTGCTTTGGAGAGGAACGATGGATCGATGGACGTCGCCATTACAAGGGCATCGTGAGGTCCGCCAAGGACAGCCAGCGGATGCTCAACTATTGGCGTTCGAAGTCCACCGAGGCCGTGGCAATGGCGCCGTTGACGCCGTTCATCGGTCCAGTCGGCGCCTTTGTGACCGACGCTGCCAAGTGGGCGACGGCCAATAGGTCGAGCCACGCCTACATCGAATATGACGGCGATACGCCGCCGCAGCGCCAGCCCTACGCGGGCGTCCCCGCCGGTGCGCTTCAAGAAGCTCTGAATGCCACCGACGACATCAAGTCGATCACCGGCATCTATGACGCCAGCCTAGGTGCGAGATCGAACGAGACCTCGGGCAAGGCCATCCAGGCGCGCCAGCGCGAAGGCGACGTCAGCACCTTCAACTACATCGACAACCTCAGCCGGGCGATCCGACACACGGGCCGCATCCTTCTAGACCTCATTCCCAAGGTCTACGGCCAGCCCCGGATTCTCCGCATCCTAGGCCCGGACGGCAAGCCCGGCATGGTGCCGATCAACCAGCCGACGACGGTCCCAGTGTTGGATGCGGACGGCCAGAAGGCCGGAATGATCGAGAAAATCTACGACATCGGTGCCGGGGAGTATGACCTTGTGGTCAAGTCTGGCCCGAGCTTCTCGACCCAGCGCGAAGAGGCCGCGACCCAGATGATCGAGATGATGCGGGCGAACCCCAGCATCGCGCCGATCATGGGCGATCTCATCGCTCAGAACATGGACTGGCCGGGCGCCGACGAGATCGCCCGCCGTCTGAAATCCATGCTGCCGCCGCAGGCGCAGGGCCAGAACCCGGAGATCGAGCAAGCCAAGGCCGCGCTCCAGAAAATGGCCGCCCAGCTTCAGCAGATGCAGGCTGAGAACGCCGCGCTTCAAGCCGACAAGGCGCTGGAAGCCGAGAAGCTCCGGATCGAACAATTCAAAGCTGAGACTGACCGGATCGAGGCCGAAGCCCGCATTCGACAGGACCAGCTACAGACTTCAGCCCAGATCGCCGGACTAACGTCTTTCGATCCGGGCCGTTGAACCGGGCAATGACGCCCAATCACCCCCAAAAGGATAAATGATAGAAGATACGACCCAATCGGGAGCGGAAGACGGCGGGCACGCTGACACTTCCGTCGAACAAGTCGTCACCGAAGCAGAGCTTCATGATGATGTAGGCCACGATCAAACGGACCCAACCGAATCCGAACAGGACGACGAGGGCAGCCCCGCTGACGAAGTCGAAATCGAGCTAGATGGCCAACGCTACAAGGTCCCCGCGACGCTGAAAGACGCGTTCACTAGGACCCAAGATTACACGGCCAAGACCATGGCTCTCGCCGAAACCCGGCGCGCCGTCGAAGCCGAACGCCAAGCCATCGCGGCTGCGGCTGAGGCCCAAAAGGAACTGCTCGCCGAGACGTTTGAAGTCCATCGGTTAGAGAAGCTTCTCGCGGATCGCTACTATAACGGGCGGGTGAATTGGGATGCCTTGGAAGACGAGGACCCTGAATACGCGGCTAGAGAGTTCCGGCGATTCACCGAGGCCCAGCGGGACTTGGACATCGCGAGAAACAATTTGAAGACGAAGGAAGAAAACCGTTCGAAGGAACAGCAATCGCAGCGCGATCAGGCTCTTCGGCAGACGGGTGAAGTCCTCCGCAAAGAAATTCCCGGCTGGGGCCAGCCCCTCGCAGTCAAACTCATGGAGACCGCCGCTCAGTACGGTGTGACCCACGAAGAACTTGCGAACGAGACCGATCCGCGCGTTTGGAAACTTCTCCACGCCGCGCATCTCGGTTCCCAAGCCAGCAACAAGCAGGCCGTCCAGGCCCGCGCTCAACAAGCCGCTCAGACGGCGCCCATCACGAAGGTCGGAGCCAAAGCGCCCCCGCCGTCGCCGATGTCGGAACGTGCGAGCGTGGATGCGTGGATGAAGGCCCGCAACGAACAGGTCCGCAAGGGCCGCTAACCAGTCCGCTCGTCGGACCACATAACCCCAAATAACGCGCGGCCCTGACGGCTGCGAGCGCCCAGCGGGCGCCATTTCTACTTTGGCTAATACCCTACTCACCCCCACGGCGGTTACCCGTGAGGCCCTTCGCATCCTCCACCAAAAGCTGAACTTCGTTTCGACGATCGATCGCCAGTATGACGATCAGTTCGCGAAGACCGGCGCCAAGATCGGCGACAGCCTGAAAATCCGCCTGCCCAACAAGTATACCGTGGGCACCGGCGCGACGATCACCCCGCAAGACACGACCGAATCCTCGGTCACCTTGCAAGTCGCCACCCAGAAGCACGTCCCGATTCAGTTCTCTTCGGCTGAACAGACGATGAGCCTGGACGACTTCTCCAGCCGCATCCTCGAACCCGCCATGTCCGTGCTTGCCGCGAACATCGAGTACGACGTGATGTCGAACGTCTACAAGGACGTCTACAACTCGGTTTGGAACGGCGGCTCGGCTGCCACCCTGGCGAAGGTCGCGACCGGTCGCACCATGCTGCAAAAGGCATTGGCGCCGACGAACGATCGCTACGCCAACCTGAACCCTCAGGACATGCAGGACATCATCACGTCCGGCGCCACGCTGTTCAATCCGGGCAGCGAGATCAGCAAGCAATACCGTGAAGGCTTCGTCGGTCGCCAAGGTGGTTTCGACTACCTGGAGAACTCGATGTGGTCGGCCCACACCCGTGGTGATGCAGCGTCCTACGTCTGCAACACCAGCACCGGCATCACGAGCGGTTCCAACACCGTGACGCTCTCGGGCGGGACCGGCACGATCAAGCAAGGCGACGTGTTCACGATCGCTGGCGTGTTCGCTGTCCACCCTGAGACCCGCGTGTCCACCGGCGTCCTGCAACAGTTCGTCGCCCTGGCTGACGGCACGACTTCGGTCACCGTCGCACCGACCCCGATCACCTCGGGCGCCACGCAAACCGTGAGCATCGTCGGCGCGGGCGCGTCCAAGGCGGTGTCAGTGTTCGGCTCGGCTTCCACCGCTGTCGGTACCTCGCTGGCATATCAGAAGGGCGCCTTCGTCTTCGCGACGGCTGACCTGTATCTGCCGAAGGACACCGACTTCGCGGCCCGTGAGACCTTCGACGGCATCAGCATGCGCGTTGCCCGTCAGTGGGACGTCACGACCGACAAGCTTGTTACGAGGCTCGATGTCCTCTACGGCTTCAAAACCGTACGACCTGAACTTGCGGTCCGCCTGCACAACAACTAATCCGAGCGAACGCTTGGACACAGGGTCGCCCTTCGGGGCGGCCCTTTTCTTTTCCACTTCCCAAGGAGGTCCGTGAATCCGTTCCATTGGCTTGAATCCGCCACCGTAAAAATCGACGCCAGCACGACGAGCGCGAATGCCGCCTTGCTGAAGATGCCCACGGGCATCACCCAAATCCGGCTCTACAACAGCGGCTCCGTGCCGGTGTTCATCCGGAAGGGCACCGACTCCACCGTCACCGGCCTGATCTCAGATATGCCGATCGCGCCGGGCTCGGTCGAAGTCCTGACGCTCAACAACAACCCAACCGCGCCGATCACCCACGTCGCGGCAATCACTGCCAGCGGTACAGCCAGCCTGTACGTCACCGTGGGGCAAGGCCTCTAAGCGGTGGCCGTCCATCATGGTGGCCGTGGGCCGGGTCACTTGGCCCGGCTGCTCGGCACGACAGTCGCTGTCGATCCCGGTGTTCTGGAATGGCCGAACTATCCGGTCACGATCACCGAAGACCTCTCGACCTTCGGCTCGTCCACTGAGACCGCGTTCGCGCCGACGCCAATCGAATGGCTGAAGACCGACTACGCGCCGACCGCCAACTACGTGACCACGATCGGCACGCCCAGCGGCGCCCAGTGCTTCATGAACTGGGCCGCCGGGGGATCGAACTCGGACGGCATGGTGACGGCGTTCACAGGCGCCCCAGCCCGCGTGAAAGCTGCGACCGGCAACCTTCTCATCGGCGGCGCCTATGAGAGCCAGAACAGCCCTGTCCCGCACATCATCGCGAACGTCGATACGATCGTCGCGGCGGCTGGTCACACCAACTACGTCATCGCGCCCAAGCATTCGGACGGCGCATCGATCTCAGCGTCGGGCGCTGGTCCTGACTGGCATCGCGCTCGCGAAATCTGTCGCCGCGTCGGCGCGCCGTCCTCGCCGTACTGGGGATGGATTAGCGACACCACGCTGTTCAATCGCCGGTTCTCGACACCGCGTGATTCCACAGACGTCGCGACCAAACTCACGGATCGCGTCCAGAATTCTTGGTGGGGTGGCACGCCCGCCGCGACCGCCCACACCGACCAAGCGCACATGCAGGGCGATGACGTCGCCATGGGCTACTACGGCGGCTCTCACGCCCGCGCCCAGTATGTCCAAGCGCCGTATTACGCGAGCCGGATCGCCGGGAACCCGGCCTTTATCCCGCATCAAAACCGCTACTCAGCGGAGACCACGAACCAGACCGCAGGCGGCTTTGTCTGCAACATCGCCACGCGCGGTAGCCTGACCGGGCACACAGCCGATGTTCTCTACACGGACAACACGTCGGCTTCCGCCGAGTGGTCGGTCTCGATCGTCAGCGGCGTCCTGAAGCTCTATCGGGCCGCGACCGCCACCTACAACACGAACGGCTACACGGTCCTCAAAGTCCGCATCATCCGGAACGGAAAGGCGAACTGGGCCTACGTCAAAATCTACCTGCTGGACCTGACGCCAGACGGTTCGAAGTCCGCGTACCTGAATTCGCAGTGGCTGGTCCGTGAAGACGCCTTTGGCGGCAACATCACCGGCCCCGCCTACAGCTTCGCCATTTGCCTGCGCCCCCGTTGGGCGGCGGGCGACGCGGCGGCCAAGGTCGTCCGCACCACTGTCGGCTCCGGCGGCGGCGGGCCGTTCATGCAGATCAAGGGATCGGCAAACCAGAACGTCGGCATGTCCATGCCGAACACATCGGCGGCCACCGGTTTCAACTTCGACCAACCGACGTCACAGGGCTTCACCAATGGGCGCGGCCTTCAGTGGCTGTTCGGCGCGTTCGACACCGCAACGGCTGGCGCAGCCACCGGCGGCGGGACCGGCAAGATTCGGACCGACAGCTTGGGCGTCAACACGCTGAGTGCGGTCTCGACGACTGGAACCGTCAACCTCGGCACCGACCTCAATATCGCGACGATCGGCAACCAGGTTTTCCCGACGATCGGCTCATCGGTCGCGGCGGGCGGCAGCCTCATGAACGCGGACATCGTGTGCATCTGGGAAGCCCCCGGCTACGTCGATTGGGGCAACACCGCGATGCTCGATCTCGTCCGTGATCCGACCACGCGCAAGCCCGTCTTGGGCACAACGCGGGGCAGCGATGCGCCGGGCACCGTGAACGGATTGGCGCCCATCAACTGGATGCAGGGTCCGGCGGGGAATTGGGCCGCAGGCGCCAACCTCGCCAAGATCAACATCAACGACGGCACCTACTTCTGGGACGCGACCGACCGCGTGGACCCCGAGGGCGGCGTCGCCATCACAACGGTAAATACCTAACCCCACCCCCTGGGCGCTGACGCGCTCGCCTGGAGCCCTTTGAGTTTTGATTCCTACAGCGGCCTTCTGGCTGCCATCGCCAATTGGACTGAACGCCACGACCTGACCGACCACATTCCGGATTTCATCCGGCTTGCCGAAGCTCAGATCAACTGCGTGCTACGCGTCCACCAAATGGAAGCCCGCGAGACGGTCAGCGTCAGCGCGGAATACCTGGCACTTCCCGCCACCTATCTCGATGGCTTGACGATCCGCCTCAGCGACGGCGCCTCTGTGTGGTCGCTCGATCCAGCACCCCGCGAGCTTCTCGACAGCGCCGGTGTGCAGCCGGGTCGCCCACGCGCCTTCTCGATCGTCGGAAACGATATCCAATTCTATCCGGCGCCTGATCAGACCTATACGGCGCGGCTCACTCACTACGGGACGATCCCGCCGCTCACGGAAGCCAACCCCAGCAATTGGCTGTTGGAGGGGCGCCCCGACGCATACCTGTATGGAACGCTTCTCCAGGCTGCCGTCTATCTCGTGGATTCCGGCTTGGCCGCGACGGCGAGCGACGGCTTCAACAACGCCTTGGCGGGCGTCCGCCGCATGCAACGCTCGATGGCTGGCAAGCTCACAACCGATCTCGTCAGCCTGACGGGACGCGGCGGCTACGACATCACGAGGGATCGCTGATGCGGTTCGTCTCGACGTCGTTAGACGGCTTGCGCTTGGAGCTAGAGGCCGCGTTCGCCGCGCTGGACAACCCCGGTGCGCCGACCCGCGTCTATGCATGCGCGACCGCCGACATGCCCGCCGCAGCCGCTTATCCGAACTGCGTCCTGCGCAACACCACCCTCAACATCTTGGCCGTTTCGGACGGCTCCGTTTGGCGTCGGCAAGACACCGGCGCTGCAATCTAAGGAACGAATGCCATCCAGCTACACGGGCCGCGACCGCTTCGAAAAGCAGTTCGTCGGCGAGAACATCAACACCTGGGGCGACCGCCTCAACAACAACTTCGACCTCATCGACGTCGCACTTGATGGCCTGACCGCGAAGGTTCTGACCGGCCCCGTCAACCTGACGTCGGCCAACGGCGCCGCCGACGAAGCCCGCGCCCGCATCCTTCGATTCACCGGGACCGGCGCCTTCACGGTCACGATCCCCAGCGTCGAGAAGCAGTATTTCGTCTGGAACGACGCCAGTGGCGCGATCACCGTGACCACGGGCGCCGGGACCACAGCCGTTGTCGGCGCGGGTGAGATCGCCGTCGTCATCTGCGACGGGTCGAACGTGAAGCGTACGGGCCGGATCACCGGTCTGGCGATGCCCTCGGACGCCAGCGACGCAGCTTCTAAGGCCTACGTTGATGCTCAGACCTGGGCCGTGAACACCGGCATCCTTCCGGGTCAGCCCGGCAGTGCTGGCAAGTTCCTGACCACGGACGGCACGACCGCCTCGTGGGCGGCTCCCACCACTTCGCAAATCTCAGATTTCGCGGCTGAGCGCGACGCCCTGAAGGCGTTCGCCATCGCCGCCGCCATTTCCCTCTAACCCCATTCCAAGGAGTTCATGTCCGAAACACCCAACTCGATTATCACGCCGCAGCACGCCTTCTCGCGAACGGCTCTGACGACAGCGGCCAACACCGTCTTCACGTCGAATGCGGTCACGATCACGCTTCTCGACCGCGCCGATAACATCAATGGCGCCCGCGTCACGCGGTTGTTCGCATTGCCGATCGCTAACGTCGCGACCACGGCGAACTTGCAGGTCTACGCCGCCAACGCGACCACGAAATACCTGATCGACAGTTCTCTGATGACGACCGTCGCGCCGGGCGCCTCGGTGGCGAATCCGAAAACCGACTTCGGCTTCAGCGAGATCAATCCGCTCGTCCTTCAAGCTGGCTGGGGCATTGAAGTCGCATCCGGCCAAGCCGTGCAGACCGTCTTCCGTTTGGAAGGTGGGCTCTACTGATGAACGGCCAGAACCTTCGGGGGCTCGTCGGTCAGGGCATGGACGGTCGCCGTCCCACGCAGAGCCAGCCGCCGGTGTATGCCGGAGCGTTTACGGGCACGGGCATGACGCCCGCCCAGTCGAAAGCGGTCCGCGCGTACGTTTACGTCATTGGCGCTGGTGGGTCTGGCGCGGGCGCGTTCGGAGCCGAAGCGGGTTCCGCTGGCGGCGGCGGCGGTGCGACGTACGACGAATTCGATCTCATGCCGGGCCAGCGCCTTTCGTACTCAGTCGCGACCGGCGCCATCAATGGCGGCCTCCCCAACGCCGCTGCGGACACGATTGTCACGTCGCCGTCTGGACGCTCGATCCGCGCGCAAGGCGGGCAAGGTCGCATTGGCGGACGCGGTATCGGCGGCAAGCGTAACTTCACGGGCGGCGACGGCGGTCTAAAGGCCGCCGCCGGTCCGGTGGGCACACCGGGAGGCGGGCCGCCGGGTGCTCCGGAAGGCGGCGACGGTTCGCCGGGTGGTGGTGGCCAAGGCAGCTACGGCGGCGGGGGCGGTGGCGCAGCTAGCCCCGGCCTTCCTGCCGGAATTCTCGCCAGTCTCTATCCCCCAGGTTACGGCCAGAACGGCACGAACAGCGGCGGCATCGCCAAGGCTTCTCGTGGCGGCGGGGGCGGCGGAAACACCGACACCCTCTACGCGGGCGGCGACGGTGGCGACGGCATCGTCGTGGTCGTGATGATGGAGGTGCACTGATGGCCCTTTATCAACGCACCGTTCTGGCGACCGGCGAACACATCGGTGACCCGGCTCCCCTGCCCTTCGATCTCATCGGCTCGTTGACCGACGCTGATCTCGCGCACCTGTCTGACTTCGGTCCCGCCGAGCAATATGCAGGGCAAGGGTTCATCCGCGTCGCTGATCCCGTCGTCCCGGCTCCGCGCTACATCCACAAGGCCGTCTTCCTTCAGCGTCTGCCCGCCGCTGTCCGCATTGCGATCCGGACCGCCAGCAAGACGGACGTGTTGATCGAAGACTTCCTGGACGTCCTGTACGCGACCGATCAGGTCGATCTCGACAACGAGAACCTGACGGCGGGCGTCGCCTATATGGAAACGGAGGGGCTGCTCACGAGCGATCAAGCCGCAGCCTTACTGGCTTGATGCCGCGAAAGCCGTGGCTCCAGCGGTTCGGTACGAGCCTGAGCCAACTCGCCAACGTCATTTTCCTGAACGGCGATGAGGACGAATCCATTTCGTCGCGCGCCTGGAAGCTGAAGGCGGCGGGCCAACCGCACGCCGACCTCTATGTCTCGATCATCGATTCCATCTTCGGCGACGGCCATTGCCGCCGCGCCGTGGAATGGGACGAAGGGAATGCTTGAGAACCCCGCTCACGGTCCCGCCGGGCCTGTTCAGCGACACCACATCCCACTCCGCAAACTCGCGTTGGGCTGACGGTTCGAACGTCCGCTTCACCGACGAAGGTCAGGCCGAAACGATCGGCGGCTGGGAGAGCATCGTGCCCACCCTGCTGTCAGGCGTCTGCCGGGCCGTCTTCCCCTGGACGGACAATGCCGCGACGCTAAGCCTGGGGCTCGGGACACACAGCCATCTCCAGCTTTGGCAGGGCGGCGCCCTGTTCGACATCACGCCGACGCTGGCCATGCCGTCCGCCACGCTGGGCGCTGCGCCTCTGTCGGTCACGAGCGGTTCGCCGACCGTCACCGTCACGCATGCGAACCACGGTCTGACCACGGGCGACACCATCATCGTCACCGGCGCCACAGCCGTTGGCGGGATCACGCCGAACGGGACCTTCGTCGTCACCGTCACGGGCGTCGGCAGCTACACCTATGTGTTCGGATCGAACGCATCGTCTACGGCCACCGGCGGCGGATCGGCAGTCGTGGTCGCGCCTCAGAATCCGTTCCAGGCTGGCCAGATCGATGGGACCGGATCATCCGGCTACGGTACCGGCGGCTATGGCATCGGCGGCTTTGGTGAGCCGTCCTCGACCGATTTCTTCCCGCGTACGTGGTCGATGGGCGCTTGGGGTCAGAACCTCATCGCCTGCCCGCGCTTCGGAACCATCTACGCCTGGACGAACGATCTCGGCGCCGACGCTCAGCCGCTGGCGAATGCCCCGCGCCAAGTCACACACATGCTGGTGGCGGGCACGCGCCAGATTTTTGCGCTCGGCTGCAATGAAGAGGCGAGCGGCAAGTTCAACCCGCTCTGCATCCGCCATTCCAGCGTCGGCCTCAACACCGAGTGGAACACCGGCACGGCCACCACGGCGCGCGAATACGTGTTGCCGGGCGGCGGCAGAATTGTCGCTGGACGCCTGATCGGAGACCGCATCTTCGTCTGGACGAACGAGGCGCTGTTCCAAGGAACCTACGTCGGGAACGTCACCCAACCTTGGAGCTTCACCCGCGTGTCCAAAGGCGCGGGCCTCATTGGTCCCAATGCTGCGGTCGTCGTCGGTCAAACGGCATTTTGGGTCAGCCCAGACAGCCAATTCATGTCCTGCACGCTGGGGGGCGTACCCGCGCCAATCCCTTGTGCGATTCACAAGGATTTCGCCGACAACCTCGCCGCCAGCCAGTCGGACAAGATCGTCGTCAGCGGCATCGGGGCTCATGGCGAAATCCGGATCGACTATCCTGATGGCCGCGATGGAATCGAGAATTCCCGCTTCCTGTTGCTGAAGGTCAGCGGCCCCGTCGCGGGCGTTTGGTCTCGCGGCGAAATGGCTCGCACGGCCATGGTGGAAGCCGGGCCGTCTTCGTATCCGGCGGGCACGTCGCCAGACGGAAATCTCTACTGGCACGAGCGCGGCCACAGCGCGGACGGCGGCGTGTTGCCGTGGTTCGTGGAGACGTCCGACCAACAACTCGACGATCAAGTCTCGTACTTCGTCATGGGGTGTTGGCCAGACTTCAAGGACCAGCAAGGCCCGGTCTCGATGACGCTGACCTCACGGTTCAAGCCCAACGGTCCGGCTGTCGTCAAAGGCCCGTACGCCGTGGCTCCGACCGACGACAAAACCGATATGCGCGCCTCTGGCCGCTACTTCCAAATCCGCTTCAGCGGGGCATCTGCCCCCTCGTACTGCCGCATCGGCTCGCCTGTGTTCGACACGCGTCCGGGCGGACAGCGATAAGACCTCCGGCCCATAAATAGAGGGCCTAACTCAAGGAATTTATGGGTTTATTCTCCAGCAAAAAGAAGACGACTGAAACTTCTAACCAAACGACCACGACGACCCCGACTGTACCGGACTGGATTCTCCAGCCGTCGCAGGGACTGGCCGGTCAGATCAGCGACCTGAGCAAGCTCGATCCCGCAAGCCTCGTTGCCGGGACGAATCCGCTGCTCAACCAAGCCGCAGCGGGCGCGACGAACCTGACCTCGATGCCCTGGAACTTCGACACAGCCGCCACCTATGCGCGGCAGGCTGGCGATGCTGGACCGCAGTCCGTCCAAGCCGCCAGCGTGCTCGATAATCTCGGCGCCTATAAGTCCGGCTATGAGAAGGAGGTTCGAGACGCCGCCCTAGCCGACTACGATTTCAGTGCGGGCATGACCCGTGCGCAAGATCAGCTTGCACGCGCTGGAGACGCAACGTTCGGCGGGTCCGGCGGCGCCATTCAGACCGCGCTTTCGAACGATGCGATCAACCGTGGGCGCGGATCGCTTTCGGCCAACCTGAACGATCAGGCCTTCACCCGTGCGACCGCATTGTCGGAAGCCGATGCCTCGCGGCGTCAGGCCGCCAGCCTCGCCAACGCCCAGTTCGCCGAACAGGCGCTCGGCCGCCAGATGGATGCAGGCAAGCAACTCACCGATCTCTCGTCGCAGTACGCGGCCAATGAGCGGGCCAACACTCAGACACAGTTCGATCTAGGCCAGTTCATCCGGAGTATGCAGCAAGATTCCTTGAACGCCCCGCTGACGATGCTGGATACGCAGGCATCACTATTGGCCAAGCTGAACCCGGCCTTGTTCGCCGGTGAGACGTCCACCGGCACGAAGTCGGGCACGGCGACCACGACCAGCAGCGGTTCGCTTCTCAGCAAGCTCGGCCAAGCCGCGCAGGTCGCGGGCACGATCGCCGCCATGTCTGATGAGCGGCTGAAGACCAACATTCGCCGCATCGGCACCCGCGACGACGGTCTCCCCGTCTACGAGTTCGAATACCGGTTCGCGCCCGGCCAAACCCACGTGGGCGTCATGGCCCAAGAAGCCCAGGCCGTGAAGCCTGAGGCCGTGATGATCCACCCGACCGGATTCCTGATGGTCGATTATTCGCGATTGGATTCCTGATGTTCGGTATCAAACCCGGCGCGCTGAGCGACGCCTCGCTCTCCGATAAACTGTCCGCCCTCGGCTCCGCACTCAGCGGTGACATGGAGGGCGTTCAAGCCATTCGCGACCGACGCGAGCGCGAGAAGCTCGCCAGCATTCTGGCGGCTGAACTCGATAAGGGCCGCACGCTCCCGCAAGCCCAACCCGAACCTGAACCCGTGCGGGCGCCCCGCGTCGATCCCATGGGTCAGGCGTCAGCCGATGTCCTGTCCCGGCTCCAGAATTCTGGCGGCCTCATGCAGGCTCAACAGGTCGCCGCACCCGCGATCGATCCCGTGTCGGTCCAGCTTCCCAAGGCTGATCCCCAGCAACGCGGTCTGTTCGATCGCATGCTACCGATGCTCGTCCAGGCGGCGGGCCATGGCGTGGACATCAACGGTCTGACGTCGCTCATCCGCAACGAGGACTATGTTCGCGGCCTGCCGCAGCGCGACCAATCCGCCGCGCGCGTCGATCCCCAAGGTGCGATTGCCGACGCCCGCGAACGGGCCAAGCCCAACATCCAGCGGGGCAATCCGGGCGACCGCTTCTTCGACATCCGCGATGGGGCTGCGACTGAGATCGCGGCCATCCCGGAACGCGCCGTGCGACCGAGCATGGATACCCTGACGGCTGAAGCCTATGGGCGTTACCAGCGTGGTCAGGCGACGCCAGAAGACAACCGTCTGATCACGCGCTGGGAAGCCGGGTCCGATGGATTCTATCGCGAACGAGCGCCGCAGCGTGAAGCCAAGCCGCCGTCACCGCGTCAGGCCGTAGAAGCCAAGATCGCAGCCGGTCAGTCCCTGACGGCTGGCGAGCAACAGCTTTGGGACGCTACTCACCGCCAGCCAACTGGTTCTTCCGGTGGCGGCGCGTACGGCGATGATGAAACGGTTTCGCCTGTTGCACCCCCGAAGCCAACCCCGCCGTCGAAGCCCAACCCCGCCCTGCCGAAGAAACCCGCGCCAGCCGCCCCGGCGGCACCCCGCGTTCAAGCCGGACCCGTCCGCGTAAAGAGCGCCGCTGAAGCACGAGCCCTGAAGCCCGGCACTGTGTTCATCACCCCGGATGGCCGCCGCAAGGTTCGCTGATGAGGGACGAGTGGGACGAATTCAAAGACGCCCCGGCGGACGAATTCGCAGAATTCCAAGACGCACCGCCGAAGCGTAGCAACACCGAACGGTTCACCGATAACGCCCGTGATGCCGCTGCTCGTAACCCCACCGTTGCGAGCGCCCGGAACACGCTGGCGAATCCTGGCGCTGCCGTGCTGCCGGTCCGGCCCTTTACCCCACCCTCTCTGATCGACGCCCTGCCGGGTGGTCGCATGGGATTGGCGCTGGCGGGCAAGGTGGCCGACAGCCTCAACTTGCCCCTGCCCGCGATTCTGGACGCTAAGAAGGAACGCGAACGCCGCGACGCCTATGATCAGCGTTCAGCGGGCGATCCCTTCTATGACGTGGACGGCGGACTCGTGGACAAGGCCCGCGCGGGTCTCGCCACCCTCGGTGGTCAGCTAGCCGGGGGGATCACCGATCCTCAGAATCTCGTTGCGCCGGGCAAGGGCGTCGTGACGCGTGTTCTCGGCGCGATCGGCGCCAACGCTGGCGGTGACGTTCAGACCCAGGCCGCCGACCTCAAGGCTGGCGTTCAAGACCGCTACAATGCGGTTCAGACCGTTGCTGCCGGTGGTCTCGGCGGCGTGATCCAAGGTGGTGCTGAAGGCGCCGCGCCGTTGGCTCGTGCCGCTGGCCGGGTCATTGCGCCCGTCGTCGATGATGCCAAGCGCGCCGCTGGGAATCTTGCCCGTGATGTCGGCGATCGGCTGGATCGTGTCGGTGATCGGCCCATCGCATCGCGCGCCAACGATGGCGCCGATCCATACGCAGAATTCCATGACGCCCCTGCGCCCGCGAAACCCCAACCCGCCCAGCGCTCAACAGGATTCACCGAGGCCGATGCCCGGCGGATCGCGGGCGATCTTGGCGCGACCGTTACGAGCGGACGCCGCACCGCTGAGCACAACAGGGAAGTCGGCGGAAAGCCGAACTCCCGTCACCTCACCGGACAAGCCGTCGATCTCGTCCCCCGCCGGGGTCAGACCATGCGCGAGCTTGAAGCCAGCGTCCGGCAATCCATGCCCGGCGCCCGCGTCATCAACGAAGGCGATCACGTCCACGTCCAGTGGGGCGACCGTCCTGCCGCAGCGCCGCGTTCGCGTCCTCGCCCTGAATCCCTAGTCGATGACCTGGAGCGCGGTCTCATCGCAGATGACGTTGCGCGAACAAGCTCAACCGGTGGTATAGATGACGCCGATGTCCGACCCGCTGAACGATCCGGACGACCCGATGAACCGGCTTCTGACCAAGGAAGAGCGGGCGGCGATCGTTTGGGCGACGATGCGCATGCGGAAACTGGGAATTCTTCCGAACTTGCCTTCGGCCACATCGACGACAACCACGCGCGCCTCTACGACCTCGGCAAGAAAGCCGAAGTAGGCGAGACCGACGACGCCCTTGCCGACGACTTGGCGCGGCGGATGTCCGATCTCATGGATTGGACGGACGCTGGGCTAAACCGCCGGGAGCGCAGGGCGTTGGCGCGGGGCGAACCTGTCGCTCGTCGCCGCATGGTCGAAACGGCCCGCGAATACGCCCGCCAGTTTGACGAGCACGGGCCGGAGGCTCGGACCTCGTTCTACGATCCTGACAAATATCACGAGGCGATGGCGGCAAGCCGGGCCGCGCCGCGAGCCGGAAACCCGATCCCCGAACGAGCGACACCCCGCGCGCCGGAAGTCCAACAATCGGCGACCGACATCACCGATCGCGCCCTGGACCTGATCCGCCGTGGCCGCGACGTTCGCGAAGATCGCGGCCCCAGTCTGATGCAATGGCTGGAACGCCAAGGCCTGCGCAACGAGGGCGGCGAACTGTCCGCCATCGATGCTGATGTCTGGCATCGGGCCAAGCCGTTCCGCCAAAAGATGATCCGCCCTGAGGGCCGATCGCTGGATGACGCTGCCGTCGCCGCTCAAGAGGCGGGATTCCTGCCCCAACGTTTCGGCGACGCTGACACCCGCGCTCGCCCGCAAGACCTTCTCGACGCCATGCGGGAAGAATTGTCGGGCCGTCCCCGCTACGCCCGCGAAGACATCGACGGCGCCGAGTTGCGCCAGCATGCCGACGAGATCGAAGAGACCATGCATGCGGCGGGCATCGACCCGCGCGGCCTGACCAACGCTGAAGCAAAGGCGGCGATTGAGCGCTACTGGTCCAGCGATGTGGATGCTCCTCGGTCCGCAGTGCTTGCCAGCGGCGGAAAGACCGCACAGGCCCCGCTTTCGCGGTCTCGCGATTTCAAGCCCGTCACTGACGATGTGGCTGGCCCGTACAACGGCGAAACCGTCAGCGCCGTCATTGCAGATTTGCGCCGGTCACTGCGATCGGTTCACCGCCAAGGGCGCTTGCGATCTCCGAAGGCCGCTGGCGAGTTCAACACTGAGAATTCAAGCTTACGCACCAAGCAGAGCAACGACCTACCGACGTTTGCGCACGAACTTGGCCACCATATCGAGTTCGACTCCCGGCCCGCCAACGTCCGCGCGGCGATGGAGAAACACGCCAGACTTCTGAAGACCTTCGACTACGACCCCAAAAAGAAACGCCGATACGAAGGCTTCGCGGAATGGTTCCGCAAGTACGTGACCGACCCGGCTGAAGCCAAGGCGTTGGCGCCCGACTTCCACGCGGATTTTGAAGCCGCGATGCGCAAGGACATGCCGAAGCAATTCGACGCGATCCTGAAGGCGCAGCGTGACTTTGAGACGATGGTGCGCGCGGCCCCCACCGAAGTTCTGAAGGGGCGTATGAAGCTGACCGACTCCAAAGATTGGAGTCAGCGCGTGATGGATGCTTTCCAAAAGGATGGCGTCAGCGGCGCCATCAGCGACTTCCTCGACAGCGTCTGGGCCAACCGTGTGGACCGGACGATGGTGTTCCAGTTTCTGACGCGGAAGCTCGACCGAGTTCACGCCCGTAACCACGGCAAGCCGATGGAGATCAAGGACAGCGAGAACCCGCACGTCCAAGCCCGCTTGCTGGCTGAAAACGTCGAGAAAGGGCTGAACGACGTCTTCGAAGGCGTGACGCCATACCGTGGCGCCGAGCCCGAAGGACCCAGCCTCGCGGACGCTATCCGAGAGGCGTTCGGAAAAACCTGGACCACAGAGAACCGCGCCGACTTCGCCGCGTACCTGATCTCGCGATCGTTGATCGACGACTGGAATTTGCACGCCAAGGGCGAGATGCCCGGCAAGCCCGACCTCTATTCGCGCGACTACCACCAAGCCGCCGTGGACAAATGGGACCGCGACCATCCGACGTTCGCGAAGGCGGCTGAGACCCTCTACGAGTTCGAACACAACCTTGCCCTCAAGGATGAGGCGGCAGGTTTCCGTAAGGCGGGCACCGCTGACGAATGGCGCCAGCGTCGGCCCAACTATGTGCCTGTAAAGCGCAGCGTCGCTGACAAGATCGCCAACGGCATGAATGACCGGGCAGCGCCCGGCAATGGTTCGGGTGGCGACGGCATCAAGAAGCGCGGCGGTTCCGACCGCGACCCCATCGACCCGTTCATGTCGATCATGGAACGGTCGATCTCCCTGTCGCGTCGGATCGGTCTCAACGAGATCGCAGGTTCGATGCGCGGGCTGGCTGAACGCGCCGGGCTGGGTTCTGCCGAATACATCGAGCTTCTACCGAAGACCCAATTGAAGGCGTTCCAGGTCAACTTCCGCCAAGCCCTTGAGAAGAAAATGAAGGATGCCGACGACATCCTCGATTTCGACGAAGCGGCCAATCTGGCGGCAGCGGCTGAGCGCCTGATGACGGACAGCGATCTCGTCACGATCTTCAAAGCCATCGGCTTGCAGCCCCGTCCGGACGAACGCGTGATCATCCATTGGCAGGACGGTGAGCCGAACCCTGTTCTGCTGGCTGACGGCAAGTTTGGTAAGGAACTCCACGAGGCCTTCACGGGGATGACGCCTCAAGTTCAGAGCAAGGTCGTCGATGCCATCGCGGCTGGAACGACGGCTCTGCGAATGGGTGCCCTGCGCCTCAACCCTGAATTCGCGCTGGTGAACCCTGTGCGCGACACCGTGTCGTTCGCGTTCAACCTGGAAGAGCCCTTTATCCCCGTGGTCTCCACGGTTCGCGGCGCCGTATCGCTGGCGACCGACAAAGGCTTGGTCAAACGGGCGCGCGCGGCTGGCTATCTCGGCGAGGGCATCGAGGGCATGGCAGCGGGTCTGAATCCCCGCAACGCCGCCGAAGCTGGACGAATGGTCGGAAAGCTGAGCGGCACGCCGCTGCGCGAAATGGTCTTCCCCATGCACAAGATTCCGTGGCGGCTCATCAAGGGTACAGCCACGGCGCTGGGCCGGATCGTGGATTTCTCTGAACAGGCGACGCGCATCGAGGCTTATCGCCTGGGCGAAGTCGCCGCGAAGAAAGAGGGGCTGTCGCCATACGAGGCCAGCGTCAGAGGCGCCATGACCCGCGACGCCTATGATCCGAAGGCGCGCGGCGCGAAGATGCTGACCGCAGCGCGGCTGGCATTCGTGTTGAACGCCTATCTCCAGGGTCTATCGAAATATTCGCGTATCCTGACCGGCAGCGGCTACGACCGCCCGCGCCTGGAACACATCGCGGGTCTCTTCAAGCCTGCGAAAACTGCCGCTCAGAAACGTCGCCAAGGCCACGCGCTGAAAGCCTGGACGTTGACCGCCGTGTTCGCGGCATACGCGGGGTACAATGCGTTCCTTCTCAAAGACGACGACGACTTCAAGTCGCTCAGTCCGTTCGTTCGCAGCACCAACGTCGTGATCCGGATCGCACCGGGTCGGGATGGCCTGTTGAAGCTGCCGATCAAGCCGCACGAGGTGGCGCCGCTTCTCAGCTTGGCGGAACGCATGGTGGAGGAACGTT